GGTCGGTCTGTTTAATTAAGGTGTCGGTATCGTAGAAAGAGAAAGTACCACCACTATACTCAACACGATAGCCACTATAAGAATCATTGAGGCTAAAGCGGTATTCCTCCCCTCCGTGTCTTGTAGTAATTCCTTTACCTTGTTCATATTCTTTTATTTCGTGTCCTTGAGACCAGAGCCAAGCAAGAAGTAACTTACTGACCTTCGTACTCTCCATAAATCTTTTTTAGGTCTGCAATGTGTTGAGACCACTCTCTCGGATTACAAGAGCAAGGGATGTAATACTTGTGTTGGAATACTCGTGCGTGTACTCGGCTTAATGGCTCTTGCCACATCTCTTTCACCTCTCTGCCATTAAAGTCACTAAAGAACTCCTTGAGGGTATTGTACTCACTCTCCTCAAGACATAGCGGTTGTGTTCTTCTTGGGAATAATTTGTTGAGCTTCTCCTTACGAGCATCACACCCACAATCAATACCTGTGAGTTCAGCAAAGGTGTCTACTACTTTCTTGATTCCTGTAGCCTTTGTGATTTTCTCAATGTCATCTCCTAAACCTTTAGATGCGCTCGGCTTCGCCATTTTGGAAGTCTTCGTAGTCTTCCCCGATTTCTTCTCGGACATATTCTTTGGATTTTTTTAATGTATCAAATATGGAGAACAGACTGATGCCTGTCTCCTTTTCTATATCCCTCATTGACATATCGGTGGTGTGGTATATCTCAAACATCTTTTGGTCATACCAATGTTGGTCTTCCATCACCTGCCATACCTTGTCAATAAGGCGTTCAAACCCTTCGGCTTGTTCTATATCAAATAATTCTTCTTCTTGGTCGTACTCTACCATATCCCCTGTGAAGACAAGGAACTCTTTCTTCTTTTGGGCTTGGCGTACCATATTGCGAATAGTGACCCATACAAACAACTTGTTGGGTTCACCCTTGTACATTATGCGCTCTGGGTCTTCTATGTACCTGTTCAAGCGGATGTACATCTCTTGCACAACATCTTCAGCGTAGTCTCCTGCGCCAAAACTGTGTGCCATCTTCAGCCACTCCTTGTGCTTGGTTGCTAAAAGGTCAAGTACGGTCATTGCCTTCAGTTGCCCAAGTCAATACAAAAGCAAAAACCCCAAAGCACAACTGCAAGGAGTGGTACTTGGGGTCTTCATAATCATCATTCATCTCGGAGTTCCAATAGTTAATACCTACCAGAAATCCTGCAAGGGGTGCTATGTCAAGTGCAAAGTTCATTTTGATGTAAGCGGTTTATTTCCTGTTCTTTAAGATACAACTTTTCACGAGTTTCTAACAACTCTTCCCTCAAGTTATTAACACGAACTATTAACATAGCATTTTCTCTTGCAAGGCTCTGCTCAAAAGTCTCATCTCCTCCCTGTAATCTCTTAACGATGTCACAGGCATCTTGGTAGAATCTTGGGTAGGCTCTATCGTATCGTAAGTTCGTGTCGTGCCACTTCGTTGCGTGGATAACCGTAGCGTGGTTCTTCTTGGTTACTCGTGCGATCTCTAATGTAGAGAACAAATCTCGTGCCGCAACCATAAACGCAAACCTTGCCATCACATTCTTATGTTGCCTTGATGGAGTGATGTGGTTGATTCTAATGTATTCGTTGTACTCTTCTTGTAATAGTAATTCGGTTGGTCTCATTTTAGATTTTCGTTAAGGTTATCTAATCTACTTTCGTATTGCTTAATTAGTTCAGCTTGTTTTCTAATGGTTAGTTTAAGGTCGCTATTCTTTGCTTCCGCATCCCATACCATATGTTGTACATCCTCTACCATTTCTATAGCAGTAGACATAGCAGTATAGATACTTAATAGGTCTATGAAGATGTCCATCTCGTATCCGTTGTTCGTGTCCTGTGGCTTTAGGGCGTGGGCGATGTTCATCAAGTCACTATTCTTCTGGCGTAACCATAGAAGAGCAATGCTCTTACTTCCTCCCCTCCAATTGTAATTCTCTTCCATCTTAAAAAGGTAAGTTACTTTGTTTCTTCTCCTTCATACAAATTAGATTCTCTCCGTGAATCTCAAAACCTACATTATCAGGCAAACTACGAAATCTTATTGGTTCATCCATAGGAGTCGGTCTACCACCTGTCTCTACCTCCTTTACCTTTCTTATGTGTACTTGGTTGTACATCCATTCAGTAGGGTGTTGAATATAACGATGGATGACCACAAAGTCATCAGCTCGGTTCACAAACTTACCTCCTCCTTCAATATCAGCAGAACTTGGTGGTATAGGGTGACCTGCATACTCGTGTCCTGCTGCGTGTTTCATACGCAAGGCAGAAGTTACTGCGTGAGTGTTTAACCAGATGCTCACATCGTGTTGTTTTGCCCATTGTCTAAAATGGGTAGCCACCTCATAGTCGTACTCGTGACCTCCAAGAGTTGAGAACATATCCTTGTCCTTTACTAATGAGTTATAAGGGTCAATCAAGAAACCATCAAACCCCTCTTGGTGATAGATGTCAGTAGCCTCCTCAATTAAGTCCTTATAGGTGTACATCTTCTTATCGGTGTCTATAATGATGAAGTACCTCTGGATTAAGTCTTGAGCCATATAGAACTCATCTTCTTCTATCTTGTTGATGGGCTTACCCAAGAAGAACTCCGATATTTTCTTTACCAACGATACAGGTGTGTTCTCGGAACTAAATACCAACCATCGGATGTCGTTGACTATAGATTGGAGGAGCATCATATACAAGGTTACAGATGTCTTCCCGACATTGGCGTGTCCAAGTATCACATTAAAGTTTCCTCGCTTGAAACGAAAGTGGGCATCCAAGTTCCATTGACCGAACTTTAGCCCTTCCTTGACTTTGCCGTTTCGCACATCATCAAGTTTACCGAACACATCGGCATAAGATATTTTTGACATAGAGTGTTTGAGTTAAAAAGGGAGGGCAATGCCCTCCCCTAATATACATCTTTAGAATGGTAAACCATCTTGGTCTACAGGTTGTGATTCCTCACGCCCTTGAAAGTGTTGCTGATGAGTTGCTTGGGCTTGGGCTGCGCCCTTCTTCATTACCCAATCAGCAAAGGTCTGTGCATTCGCAATGACTTGTTGAGGCGTACCTCCCAACTCGGCTGCTGCTTTTAATGCGGTTTGTCTAATAATGCTTTCATCCTTTGAGGTGGTTGAACCTCCAGAAGTGGTAGGTGCATTATTTGCATATTGAGGGTTAACAGGCTTGACCGTGTAGTAGGTCTTGCCGTTGTACTCTCTTGGAATGTAATCGTAAGTAGCCTCTTGTCCTACTACGAACTTGTTTTGATTCGGGTCTTTGGAATTGTACTTCCCATTATCTCCGTTCTCAAATGTTACATAGAACCCATAAAGCGTTCCATACTGCCCCTGATAAGGCTCTCCTGCGGACTTAATGTCCTTGACAATAGATGTTTTAGTCATCGTATTTAAATTTAGTTAATAGTTCAAAGTTAATTAAAATGTTGATATGTCATCAACCCAGATGGGAGTTTTTTCTCCCACATAACAATTAAATGTATTGTAATCCAAAAACTCTATGGCTTCTTCCCAACTCATATCTCTGGACATTACTTCAATGCACTTTTCTCTTGAATAGACAACCTTCCAAAGGTTTGGCTCAAATCCAATGATAGCATCATCAAGACCATCAGCAAAAAGAACCTCATCTTCTTGAGCGTATCGCTCAATTATTATTTCCTTCACTTAATACAGGATTTATGAGTTCAACTTCAACTTCACAATAATTCCTTTCAACATCCTTGTCATAGCGGATAGTGAGCTTGTGATAGTATTTAGGACTGTCATCAGGAATCCATCCGTTAGCAACGAGAGTATCAGCAACAAACTTTGAGACAAGTACATTATTGTCCACATCGGCACGAGTATTGTACCTAATACTGATAGTGCAGCCCTCTGCACAATGGTGGTCGTAACGAGCCAATTCTTCTTCAACGATTTTTTTATAGCCATCTTTAATTTTTTTACGATATGTCCAATGCTTACCTGCATATAGACTATTTAGACTTATAGTTTTTGGCAATTTCAGCAGAAGTCTCAAGGTATTGTTCATAAGCGATGTATTCTAATTCTTTCTCTAAATGGTCAATAGCCTTTTGGATATCCTGCTCAATAGGGTTGCCCTCTTTCTTACCTGCTCGTAGGAGATAAGCAATGGCTACACCCAAGTTGTAGTTATCTCTTTGAAAGTCCATACAGACATCAAAGGCTTCTATCTGCTTGTACTTACCTGAATAGTAACTTGGTGTCAACTTCCGTTTGATGGTACTTTGAGAGTTGGGCGGAGTTGCCTCTGTATTGTAACCGCCTGTCATCGTAGAATCCGAAGTGGAGGTAAAAGTGGTCTCGTAAGGTGATTTCGTTGATTTCATATTCTTCTGGGTATTCGGAGATATTATATTTCGGTTTCATTACTTTCCTTAAACGCTTTAAACAAGTTCATTGCTGATTCAGCACTAATTCCTTTTAGAGAGTAGTCTCTAATAATAAACTCTCTCAAGAGTCTTACTTCGTTTGCGAGTGCCTCTACACGAGCCTCACACAGTTCCAGATATTGGTCTTTAATGTCCATAGTGATTTTGATTTGATACGAATGTACACAAAATTATTTACATACAACATAGAGACAAAAAAAAAGAGGGAGGTGTCTATTAGACACAACTCCCCCCTTATATAAATTATATAGAGTTATAAAAAAAAGAGGCTATAAGCCTCTATTTATATATTTATATATCTATCTCTATTAGTGTAGAGGCTTACAAGCCTCCGCCTCTATAACTTTATATATACAAAGTTCTAAATAAAAAATGACACTATCAAGTTTTGTTATTCACAGACTACTTAACATTACCTCTCTTGTCAAGAGTGCGTACCGCAAAGTATCCACCTACTACCGTTACACTCAACATATTCCATAGGCTGATCCAACTTTCGTTGACATCTACCCAACCTAATCCATCAAAGAAGGTCATAAACACCAAGAATGCTATCACGACAATTAAGGTAAGAGGTCTTACATTCTTACTCAACCAAGAGTCCGATGTCATATCGGATTTCCATCTACTGCTTATCTCGGCTTCAATAGAGGCTCTTATAGCCTCTTTCTCCTCTGGAGTGGATACATACCTATCTACGACATTAGAAACCGCTTCTATGGTCTCCTTTGCGCTCTTTCCGAGTATTTTGTTTAGTAGTGGGTTCATTACAATTCTTTTTACAGGTACATTCCTTTGGTTCAGTTACACACCACTTACGAACCACAAGCCTCACATTCAGGGTTGTCTATGCTACAAGCCTTGTCGTTTGCCGTGTCTTGGGTGAGTTCATTCACAAAGTCCTCAAAGTCATTTGAGAATCCGAAGTCCGTGTCGTTCATCGTATGTTCTTTAGTCTTTCGTTTTCTTTAGTTAGGAAGTGTACCTCCGTTCGTAGAGCGTGTACTTCAGCAGTCAATGCCAATACCTTTTCATTGCTTTCAGTAAGCAAATCCTCCAATCGTTGTACACGATGTTTAAGGTCATCACGATAGGCGAAGTCCTCTTCACGATCCATCTCTCTCTCCTGTTGCTTTGATTTAAGTCTTGCCTCCCAAAACTTCCAAGCTGCTCCAGAGGTTAGTGCGGCTACCACCGCTATGATTA